GCTGAAAGACCAGCCGGCAGACATCCGAGTCGGTTATCTGCTCTGTCTCATGTGCGGTCTTCGGAGAGGAGAAGTGCTCGGTCTGCGAGAAGAGGATGTCAGCACGGTCTTCCGCTGGGTAACTGTTAAGCGGGCCCGCTATGTTTCCGAAGGCAAGGATTACATACAGACACCTAAGACGGCACAGTCCCGCAGGAGACTCGCCCTGCCGCAGCTCCTCGCCGATGAGATCGCCGCCCTGATCAGGGAGCACCACGCCCAGGAATGGTATCACTCCGACTTTCTGATTCAGGACGCTTTCGGAGATCCTCTCAGTCCTTCGGTATTTTCCGCCCGGATCAAGGACATTGAGCCGGACATCACGGTGCACGGCCTTCGCCACACATTCGCCACGCTTCTCAATGCGAATAATGTGGACATCGCGCAGATCTCGGCGGAGCTCGGGCACTCAAATCTGACGACCACCCTGAACATCTACACGCACGTTTTCGGCGATGTATCTTCTTCATCGAGAGGCATCGCAGACACCATTGACAGCGTTTTCGACAAAAAGGGCGCGAATGAGGCGCACGAAGACATAAAAAAAGCGCTGTGACCCTTGGAATCACAGCACTCAGTTGGCGGAGAGAGAGGGATTTGAACCCATCTCATCCGTTAGTTGCTCTTGTTTGCCCTTGTCCGCTCTTGCTCTCAAAGTGCTGAAATTTCAAGCATTTCAGCGCAAACCCCTTGCGATGACTGCGTTACGCGTAATCACATTTTATCACAAAAAGGGCGCAAAAAGGGCGCACGCAAAAAGACCCGAGGAATCATCCCCGGGTCTCTTCACGTTTATTTATAGAAAGGAGGTGAATCGCCGCCTGAGCGACCTTAAAGTGATGCGGCTATCTGTGAGCCCATATACTGGCCGAACCTTTTCCGCCCAACTGCATTGTGGTGTGTTCCGTCGAGCAGGAATGTGCTTGCATTTACCTTGTTGATGCCGAGCCCATAATACCCGTCTATAACAGGCAGATTGTATTCCTGCGCAACAGTTTTCAGAGCAGCCACACATTCATATAGTTTGTTATTCTGCGAGTTGGTATAAGTCTCCGCATATGTGATTGTTCCACCAGACTCCCAATACCTGTACACAGGCAGCGAAATGAATATCCTCAATTTCGGGTACGCTGCCAACAGTTTCTCGATGCTATACCGAGCGGCACCGCACAAAGTCGAATGGTCTGTTGCCGCACTCGATGCTCCTATCGCTACACTTCCGCCAAAGTCATTCGTCCCGTAATGTATGACCACATAGTCTACATTATTAAAGTCGATGCTTTTGAGTGTCGCCAACTGCTCTGGGAAATAATCGCTTCCTGATGATGCGTACTGGTCCTGACTCGTCCACGTGCCTGTCGCAACAGCATCAGCTAACGCCCACATCGAAAACTCAGCATATCCATGTGATGGATGCGTGGACATTCTGCACCCACCGAATCCAACATTATAAACTGTCGCTCCAGTTACTGTTGCGAGATGTGTTGTTGCAGATGTGTCACCGCGATACATGCCGATGAGGCTGTCACCGAACACCACCACCGTCTTCCCCTCGAGCGGGAGCGATGCCCCTCCGCTGCTTGCAGGCATCTTGTAGACCGAAGCCGTCGGAGACGCGCTGATAGTGATGCCCTTCGATACCTGTCCGATCTCAGCGGAATCCGTAAAGGAACCAGATGAACTGACGATATCCGTATGGTCAGAAGCGCCATCTACATCGATGTATATGCGGTTGACATTGCCGATTGAATTTCCAGATGAGAATGTATTATTTGTCGCTGGATACCAACGAAGTTTCACTCTTGTCGTTGTCGCATCAAACGAGCGGACGTGCAGTTTTGCTCCGTCTGTTGCGTTTCTCGTAACGAGTGTCGCACCGCTGTTGTCATAAAGAATGTAATGACCCACAGTAACGTGAGCACTGTCATTCTGCGTACAGCCGACAGCATCGAACACAAGAGTGTAAGTAGTGCCTACTGTGAGTCCGTCCACATAAATATCGACATATGCTTGATACCATGCGGTTGCTCCTGTTGTAGCCTTTATCTTAAATACCTCGTCCTCTTCGTATGCCGTGACATTATTCTTCGTGCCATTGAGAATATCGAAGTCCGCTACTGTATCAGATTGGAGCGTGTAGTTACAGTTGCCCGATGCTGTGAGCTTTACATTGGTGTCCTCTGTCAGTTTATACGGAGTCTGCCCGAGTAAAGTTGGAGCGCTACCGCCTCCCCCCCCGCCGGGGATGCTGTCGATGGCTTCCTCAAGTTCTGTCTGTGTGACAAAGTCGCTGTCGTTCGTCAGTTCGCTCGTCTTGGTCGGTACATTGATGACCACATCACCCGTCTGCTCGTTCACGCTTGTCACAGGAGCGTGATACTCGACTGCCTCTTTCAGCCTTGCCGCCGTGATGAGTCTGCCTGCCGTAGCCGTGCCTGCTTTCATATCCGCTTCGCTCAAAGCCGAATATGTCGAGTTTACGTTGAACCACACGACCCAATAATTGCCGTCATAGTAGAACGGATACTCTGTGTTTGCCTTGAGATATCCTGCTGACGAAAGGTTGCCCAATGAGCCGTTGTTGATGTACTTGATGTGCTTCGCCCCTGTTGAGTTCACGTTCATCGTGAGGTTCGCTACCGCACCGGAATTAGTTGCCGTGAAGGTGACGATTATGATCGTGCCTGCCTTGAGGTTGTCAGCCGTAAAGTCAGCACATTCGACTACCTTCGCTACTGTCCCTGCGGCTGTCGAGCAAGTGCCGTAGAAGACACCGCCCGAATTGCCCATCAGGAACTTGCTTTTTATTTTTCCCCAAAGGTAGGTCAAGCCTGCCTTGTCCAAGTATTGAGTCATAAGTCACCGCCTTACGATGCTACGATGGTGTCTATCTCGCTGTTAGTGATGGACGATACGCCACCGTCTGATAACTTCACATAAGTAGTACCGCCCCAACGGAACTGTGTATTGGCTGCGTAGTCACCGCTGTCAGCCATCAGGACATATATCTTGCCTGCTTCAGGAGTGAGAGCAGAACCACCGCTTGTTGCCGAGAGCCATCCTGCGGAGAGTGCCGTTGCACCGCTGACAGGATATGCCTCGATGACATCATCCACATAGGACGGCAGATACTGCGAGTCGATTTTGCTGTTGGCATCGAGTGGAGCGACACCCGAAGCAGCACCAACGGATGACTTTGCTACATAGGTCGCTGCAACTATGCCATTTACCGTATCGAGTCCATTCATCGTTAACAGGTAGCTTGCGATACCATCAGCCACGACTTTCATATACTCGATGTTATTTGGACTACTTGTAAAGAGTCCGATGCTGTCTATTCCGAGGTCTTTCTGCCTCGATGTGTCTGTCGGATGAACGTGGTCACCCTTCGCATATTTCGTCTCGCTACCGACAGCAGCCGTGCCGTCCATCTTCGGTGTGGTCGTGGTCGGCTGAATCGCAGCCGGAATGCTCGGCTTGTTCGACAGGTCTGAATAAGAGCCGGATGTTGCCACCTTCGCAAGCGTCACCACATCGGATGTCGAGCCGTTCTTGCTCTTCTGAATCTTGCGATTTGTCGAGTCGTATGTGACATCGGTCACAAAGAATGTTTTGATCTTCTGCCAAAAGTACAGTAAGCCGTCATAGTCAAGGTATTTCTTTGCCATTTCTTCCCTTTCCCGCTTAAAGCGTCAGCATATTTTCAAGTTCTGTATTTGTGAGCCTTTGCAGATTTAATTCCTCAAAGGACTTGTCACCTATCAGTTCAACGCCCTCGATGCGAGGCCTGTTCCTGAGATTTTCGTAGTCACTTGTCGAGACCAATGTCGTGGATCCAGCCGAGAGCGATGCAGACTCATCCCCACCGAGACTCAGCCTTGCATTCTCTTTATCTACCACAGTAAGGACGATAGCCATTAAATCACCACCTTATCGAGCACATTGTCCATATCCTTCAGCACCTTGTTCGTGGCCTGTACGGAGCCGTCAAGGTAGCGGACACGCGCCTGGATGGCGACCTGTCCCTTGCCGAGCGATGCGGTCTCTTCCTGTGTCAGTTTGATGACCGCCGCACCTGTCTCCGTATCGATGTCGTCTATGGGCACCACCTTTACTATCTCAGTATTCTTGCCTTTTAAAGCAATACGCACATAGTCGACCTGGCTGAATTCCACACCGGTCAACGTGCACGTGACGCTTGGTGTCGTATATGTGTACATCGTGTCCTCCTATTTTTCCAGAGCTTTGATCCGCGCCTCATGGTCTATGACCTGGTCGCGAATCTTGTCGATCTCTTTGCCGTGCTCAGTGATTCTGCTGTCGAGTTTGTTTACAGAATCCCGAAATTGGTCGATGCTGACCTTCAGTTCGGTGATACTTGTATTAAGGTTCAGGATTGGTTTCAGGACTACAAGTAACGCGGCTGCGAATCCGAGTAGCGCCATAATCATCCCATCGCTCATCCTGTTCACCTCACTTTCTTCAGCCGCACCACCATATTGATGGTCTTCTTTGCATATGATGGCACCTTGACGCTCACACCGATCGGATGGTTCTTCTTGTTGCCCATCGTGGTGAAAAGCGGACTGCCGTGTGCATCCTTCCCCATGTAGACCATGATGTGACCTCTTGTCCCCTTGTAGGCGACGATATCGCCCTTGTGAAGTGCACTTCCCATCTGCGCGATGGTCTTGTTCGGGTAGAACACTTCGAATGTCTCCGGATGCGCCTTGACATAGGCAGCAGACTTGCCGTTTATCTTCCCGGTCTTCAGATCAAGGTAGAACCAGCCACCGGCCGGCAGAAGTCCAAGCCTCTGAAGCGCCACCGCAGGGAGCGCGATGCACGTGCTTTTCGTCTTGCTGTTGGCGATGGTTGGAGGATTGACCCATTTGTATGTGGAGTTCTTCATCCATGCATACTGCGTCTTGAGCGCGTCATACCACTTCTGGAGCGGGTCTGTTTGCGGCTCTGGTTTCTTGGCAATGTTCAGATTGCCCGACCATACGCGGCTGACATCTCCGGCAAGGTAGTCCTCATACGCGAGCCACCCGTTCCTGGATGAAGATGCGCTGTTGCTGTCCTTGATGAAGAGGTAGTGCTTCTTGCCATCACTCTTATAAGCGACAGCAGCCACGAAGTGAGCGGAGCTCGTCCAATGGATGCCCTTGCTTCCGCCTTTGCGGTTACCCATCAACAGGATCGCGCATCTGTAGCCCTTCTTCATCTCGTTCCACAGCGACTGCATGGTCTGATGCTCCATGACATCGGTCATGCCGTAGTGCTTCATCATCGCAGGGATGCCGCTAAAGTATGTGCCGTTGCCGTTTGGTGCAGCATGCTGTACGCAGTACGGCTGGATGGTCTTAGGTGTCTGCTTCTTCCACTTATTCATCTCGATGATGCAATTCGCAACAGACACTTCGCCGCATCCGCAGTTCTTGATGTACCACGGCTTCTTCGGATATCCGAGCGTTGCCCATCTTGTGTCGTACTGTTTGAAGTTCGTCTTATTCATCGCCTTCACCGTCCTCAAGGTAGCCGTCTACCTCATATCCGATCCCACCCTCGCCGCTCTTGAGCTGCCTTGTGAGGCCGGTGCCTTCCGCGCCCTCTGCGGTGTAGTCATTATTGAACCACGTGACGCAAGCCACGATGACGAAGTTCAGCACCACCGAGATGATGCGATACGCGAGGTCGAGCGAAGGGTTGTGGAACTGAGCCACATCTGTCGCCATGAGTGCCGTGTTCAGACACGTTGCGATTGCAAGAATAGTTCTGATTTTTGTTCCGAGATTCATGTGTATTCCTTTCCCTACTTGAAGATATACGTTGCCGTCATAACTGCCGGATTGCTTGCCGTCGGGCTTATCGTCGCACCTGTCAAGTTGTAGATCGTGATGGTGCCGTCGGTGCCGATCGCTCCGAGCACAAGTTTGTTGTTGAAGCGCCCGATCAGCGATACCGGAGTGCAAGGAAGATAGTTCAGCATCGTACCGCTGTAAAGTACGCTGTTGTTGGCTACGTTGGAGTTATAGACCGGAAGCCTCAACATTGCGATGCGTCCATAGGTGTAGACGCTACTCTTTGCAGATGTTCCGGTGCTATCAATTAATGCAGTAATATCATCGGTTACTGTCAGCGACTCGTTATTCACCTTCACGGCCGTCTCGCGATAACGCTCTTCGAACCTTATGCCCACATACTTCTTTGTGGTCGTGGTGTTCGTGATGAGTGCCTGGACATTATTACCGGCAATCGTTTTTATCTGTACCGTTACACCGTCCACCGTTACGCTTTTATACGAGCTTGTCGGGCTTTCGATGTACTGCGTGTAGGATGTCGGCGCTCCTGTTGTGCTTACGCCTACATAGAACCTATTGTTCTGAACCGAACCACGAAGGTAGATATTACTTGACCTTGTGGATCCACTCGCATCCGAAGAACTGCTGACCGTTGTGAGATATGTATCCGTTACTGTCTTGAGCGACCCCTCAGTGGAGATGGCGAACGGATTACTCCCGTCCTCGTCATAGACATTGAATGCATCGCTCGTCACCTCGATATGCTTGTCGCTCTCCTTGCCGATACGCATTCCGTCAGCTCCGAACGAGGCAAGGTCTGTGAGACCATCACGAACGTGGATGCCGTCCGACCGCGCGAGCAGATTACCACCGCCATTGGATGGGTCTGCTTCGAAGTCTGCCTTCGGGATCTCCGTGATGTGAGCGCCCGTGTCCGTGCCTGTTGATGTCTGCCAGAAGTACTGAGCATTGTCGTACAGCGGCTTGTTGCTCTTCAGCGTGATGTTGTCTTCTGCCTTAATCATTCTCTAACCTCGCCGTTATATTGACCGCACTCTGATTCGTTACTGTATAGGTCAGGCCTGTGCCCAGGAGCGTTCCTGTGCTCTGGTCATACCAGTTGACCACCAATCCCGCTGCCGTTAGTGCCGAAGCCGATGCGTGAGCACCTTTATACAGCACGTGAGCAGTCAGCACCGTATTGATCAGAGTGGAAGTGAAGTCGTCTCCGTTGCTCGATGTGATGGTCAGCGAGTAATCCTTGACCATATCAGCGAAGCCCGCAAACTCTGTCGCAAGTTTCTGCACAGCATCGGATATGCCCGCATTGCGGAGGATGTACTCCCCTATCGTGACGCGCTGGGTATCGTCTGCCTCGCTCGTCTCCATTTTCAGGATGCGAGCCTCAAGGTACAGACCGCCCTCGTCATCGATGATGTTGACTCGGTCACCGATCTGTACGTTGTCCGGAAGTTTCGCGAAGTCCACCTCGTAATTGACCGCCGGAGCGCTCCGCTTCTGAAGTTCTGCTCTTGCCTGTCCTGCAAGCACCGCCTTGTCTGTGGTGTCGTACTGGAAGGCTGCCGTCCACAGACCGTCCGTATCGATAGCACTCGACCATCGGTCCATTGCGGTGGTATTCCGCATCTGACCTGTGGTCTTGTCCACCGAATACACATCGCCTGTGTCCGGGTCCGTATATGAATACGTGTAGTTCTTGAGGTCGATAGGCACCTCAGCGCCCTCTTCAGTTCCACCTGTGACTCGGAGTGCAGTGACGAGGTCAGCGATGGATGTTTTCGTGACGATCCTGTCGACATCGTAATTGAGGCGGAGCTGAGGAATCGCTTCCTGCACGCCTCGCCTTTGTACCACGTTGATGACCTTCTCCTGCACTTGTAAGCCTTCGATGGTGAAGGAATAATACAGTTCGCAGTCCCACAGACCCACTACAGAGCGAAGGCGCTCCGTACAGGTTGATTCGCCGTCCCACTCGTATGTTTTAGTCGTGGTCGGTGCGTCCTGTACATTGAGCGCCCAATCGCTTGGAAGGAAATATGAGAGCATCTGAGAGATGGTCTTGTTTTCAAGTGTCACGCCGTCACAGGTCGTGTTGATCAGATCCAGACCGGCATCCTCTGCATACAGCCTAATGGACTGCGCTTTCGTGTCCGTCTCGGTCTCGATAATCTGGAAGAGCGAACTGTAATTATCATCATTGATTCCGCTTCTGAGGATGTAGGCTCCTGCAGATACGGCACTCGTCAGCTCAGACCGAGTATCGTCTGTCCATGTGATGGTGCATTCGAAGGTATTTACACCTGACTCCAAATCCTCAACAAGATTGTCTTCGGATATGATGAACCCCGACGGCAGCGTGGTCGAGGCTTGCCCCAGAATATTCAGCTGCCTGTCGCAAAAGTAAATAATCATAAATAGACCTCGTTGAAGATTATCTGAATCTCAGGAATGTAGTTGGTGTTGACCCAATCTGACCACACAGCCCGAATGATGTTCGTGCCCGGCTTGATCAGGAACGATTCCCAATCATTTCCGAGTGCTCCGTACTGTGGTTCAAGATGTCCCTCGAGTGAGCCTTTGCGGTAGAGCACCACATCTGCACTGTTGCAGTCCGCCTCGACTATATCCCCTGCCGTGAATACGTTCGGGATCTGTGCAAACGGAACACCCGCCTTTGAGATGACCGCACAGGAGTGGATCGCGTTCGTGCCCATATTGCCGGAGAAACTGAACGCGATACTCGTCGCTGCCATTGTGGTGATGTCTGAACTCTTGAAGGTCCTGTCAGCAAGATTGCCGACCGAGAATGTCACGGCGCTGCCGTTTTTCGTCCACCCTGTATTCAGATTGCTCTGTGTGTAGGTGTAACCGGTCAGCACTTGACGCGTCTTCTTGACCTTCTTTTTCTTCTTGCCCTTCTTGACCCATACCCAGTAGGTCTCGGTAGTGTAGGTCGGAGTCTGACCGCAAAAACCGAAGTGCGTGTTGTAGTAGGACAGGTCGATGTTGTCTGTACCTACCACCTTGTTGTTGATGATGTATGACACCTTTCCGGTCGTGCCGTTTCCCGTCTTGGCGATGCTGATGCCCACCACTGTGTTGCTTCCGTTCTTCGCCCTGGCTTCGAACTTGCCCGTCTGAGCCGCGTCGCTGACACATAATCTGTGAACGATATCGAACTCGTAATTGACCGCTCCGGATATCGTTCTCGTCAGCGATGCAGTACCGCTCGGCTTCGCGTAGTTCTGCGTCTGACCCTTGCCGCTATTCCAGTAGGTGTCGGTTATCGATGCGACCGCCATGCTTGCGGCCGTCCATCCTGTAAGAGCAGAGAATTCGCTGTTGATCAGCGTCCCATTCTTGTTGTACTGGTCCAAATCGACCACATCAGGGTTACCGAGTTGGATGATGTTCTCATCCGCATCGAGGAACGCTACGAATCCGCAGTCTCCATCCTCGCTGTAGTCGCCGCCGCTCTTAGCCGATGCAAACTCAGCGCGGAGCAGTGGTCTTGCTGGATGAGAGCCGTTGTAGTCGAATCTGAATGTCGCAGTCGCTCCGTCTATGGTCGCATCCGTCTTGCTTGAGAGCGTGACGAGCTCCACAGACCGCTTGAACGGGTAAGCGCAGTATATCGTCCATTTACCGCTTACTGCATTCTTATAGGCGTTATACGAGTCGCCCATTACAGGCTTGCCCGTGTAGAACTTGTCTGACTCATCGCTGAATACGAAGTCAGCCTCTTCCACAGACAGGATGTTATTGAGGTGCGTAAGTTTGTTCCTGACATCGCTCAGGCTTTCGCCATGAATAACGAATTCCACCTCGACGCCCCTTGCCGGATATCTGAACGACTTGAAAGCCTCGCCGTCCGAGTTGCCGACAGTGTATGTGCTCAGCTCCGCAGGAAGCCCCTCGCGCCCCGATGTGGTTATCGTTCTGTATCCATCGATGGCAAGTTCGAGATACTTGCCGTTCAGCATCACGGCCTCTTCAGTTGCCGGTGCGCTCACGTAAGTGACTTCGATGTCGCCCGCATCCGCCCACATATACTTGAGGCCCGCAAGGCCGATGCTCGTTGGAGCGACGACATAAGTCTGCGGAGTAGCAAGCTCATAGACCAGCTTCTTACCCGTGACGGCAGTCTTGAACTGTGCCACTGTGTCGGAGGCGTGTGCAAGCCATCTAATATTCACATACTTGGAAGCCGACAGGAAGATCACTCCATCTGCCGTTGTGTCCGTATAGCCCGCATTGAACGATACTGTTCTGAACGAGTCAGATATACCACTGAATGCGGTAGATGTGCTTGCCGCAGCCGTGATGCTTGCCTCAAGGCCGTAAGTGTAAAACCGCTTATATGAATCATCCTTGACCCAAGTGAGCGAGCCCAGGTCGACCATCACTTTGGTCACTGTCAATTCACCGCTGATTAGGTCAAGCGTACCGCCGTAGACTGTACGACCGAGCTCTGCAGTGGTTTTCACTATGTCCTTAGGTGCTTCTGTTGCCGTCTCGCCTTCGTTGACAGAAACGACATGCTCATTTACACCCGCTCTGAATACGCAATATCCATTAGTCGGTGCTGTGAATGTAGCCAACTCTGCTGTGAATACCACTCTGCCCCCGTTATAGCTAATCGAGCCGATGCGTGGATATTCCTTAAAAAATGCATACGTTTTGGCTGCGTTTCCGTTTGCCTTGACTGTGTATTTCTTTCCGCTTACGACCTTGAACACGGTCGCCGCAAATGCCGTGTCTTTGGAAATGACTCCGCTTGCATTTATTTGCCAAGCGTACTCGTCGCCTGCAAGGTTCTCGCTTGCTCTGAACGCGTTCACACTTGTCCATCCGCTTATAGCTCTTACATTGCTCGGTGAGGTCGTTCCGGATCCACTCTGTCTAGGTTCGATTCCTACTATGAGCGACTCAAACTCTGCTGCTTGACCTACGGCATTTATCTGTAGTACCGAGCCGGTTATTGTTTCTCTGTTCATTTAGATGTACCCCAGCTTTCTGTTTGCAAATGTCTGCCGTCTGTTCATCTCTGTCTCCATATACGGGGCCGTTGATCTCGCGACCTCTCTGCCGTCGATGTCCACTATCGTGGTGTGGTTGGTCGAGGACAGTGCTCTGACCATAGCCGCTGCGAGTAGGTCGTAATCGATGCCTGTATAGTCCTTTATCTTGTCGAGCGGCATTATCGCCTCAGGACCCGCTTCGCCCGCTCCGAAGAGCGTCGGGCCGTCTACGATACCACCCTTAGCAAACCATTTGATGCTGAGCTTTGGAGTCTGCGGTGGATTGAGTCCAAACTTGCCCGTCACCTTGAAGTGCGGCAGTTTGATGTTGCTCATGACCTTGCCAATCTTGAACGGGAACAGCTTCTTGACCTTATCGATGGCTGCCTTTACCTTCGCCCTGAGTGCGTTGATAGGTGCCATGAATTTCGTCACGATTCCCTTCGCCGCCGCTGATATCTTGCCCCACAGAGCAGAGCCGAGCCCCTTTATGATGGCGAGACCGATTTTGCCGATGGCTACAACGATCTTTGGTAGATTTGTTACGAGCGACACCGCGAGCTGCCCAATCAGTTTTGCACCCGCCGCCACTATCTTCGGTATTGTAGCCGTTGCCCAGTTTGAAACCTTTTCAGCGGTGAGGCTGTTTGCCACGCTCGAAATTGACGATGTCAGGCTCGTTATAAGCGATGTAACATTTGTCACGAGCAGAGGAAGGCCCTGCTTCCACCACGTTATCAGCGCACCCGGGAGCGACTTGACGATCGTTCCGAGCATCGGCAGGAAGTTATTGAAGAAGAACGTGGATGCCGATGTTATGAGTTGGCTCATTGCCTCGCTGACTCCCTCGCCTAGCGCAAGGCTTCCGAAGAAGTTTGCAGCCGCCGCCTTCATGGCGTTGAATGAACCGCTGAAAGTCTGCGATGCCTCTTCTGCCGCTACGCCTGTGAGCCCTAAATCGCCCTGTATAACGTGGATAGCCTCGTAGACATCACCTAGGTTGTCGATATCGTAATGAACGCCTGTGAGCTCCTCAGCGTCTGCCAGAAGCCTCTCCATCTCGGACTTCGTTCCACCATAGCCGAGCTTCAAGTTGTCGAGCATGGTGTAGTTCTGCTTCGCGAAGCCCTGATACGCCATCTGTACCGACTCGATATCGGTGCCCATCTTCGCGGAGTTGTCCGCCATATCAAGGATGGCTTGGTTCGCCGCTTCGGCTGCCTTCGTGACATCACCGCCGAATGCATTCTTCAGCGCCGCTCCGAATGATACGGCCTGTTCTGAATAGTCATTCATCGAGATGCCCGCTGCAACGGCTTCCCTGGCATATGCTCTCGCCGCATCTGCCGCTTCGCCGTAGAGCGTATCGAGACCACCGAGATATGACTGCTGAAGTGCCGCACCTTCGCTGATGCTCGCCTTGATGCCCTTGACCAACGCGGCACCAACACCGGCCGCGATGAGTGCCTTCTTCGCGAACATTCCGATCTTGGAACCGATCGAAGTACCCGCTGATGATGCCTCACCGCCAAGCACATTCGAAATGGATCCACTTATCCCTTGAGCCGATGGCGCTATCTGTACATATGCAGTTCCCAGTGTAGTTCCTGCCATGTGTTTATTCTCCTCTAATCCGTGCGAGAGCCGCTTCGAACTCTTCCGGAGTAGCGAAGCTCGTCACTCCGTGCTTGCTCTTGTCCGTTTCGCCATAGAGCAATTCGACAATCGAGGTCGGTCTGTTCCGTCCCTTCGATGCGTCCTCGGAGAAGCCGTATCTGAACGCCTCTACCCTGTCTGCTATGGCGGCAAGAAGTACTACCTCTTGCGTTGCCGGTGCTCCCGCTGCCTTTAGTTTGATTCGTGAATTTCCCCTCAGCCCAGTAGCTAAGGTCGCCACCAGTTGAAGAGGCAGCGACCTATAATCGTAAATGTGATATGTCTCGGCGAAGTCGCATATGAGTGCGTTCTCGTCGAGGTCAAGCATACTGGAGAGGGTTATGAGTTTTTTCCTTCATTGACGGAGTTCATGATGTCGGCTATTGCCTCGACCATCTTGTCGGCAGGGGTTATCCCGTCCTCGTTCTCGAGGTGCTTCGCAAGTGCGTCGACCGCGTCCTCACCACCGAGAAGAAGCTCGGCGATGTCCACGATCAGCCCTGTCTCGCCCTTGTCTATCTTGCGGAGCGTCCTCAGGAACGCCCAATCGTTGAGGCAGTTCTCATTGATGCTGACCTCAAATCCGTCTTTGAGTTTGCCTATCATACACCCTCCTTCCTTTGCCGCGTCTATGCGGTCTGCTTAATGTACTCGTAGTGAGTCTTGCCGTTTGCATCCGGCAGAGCAGTTATCGTGATTTCGTATCCGACAGGGTCTGCGTCGGCGTAAGTGATGTCGCCGACCTCAGAGATCTTGCCGTGCGGAATGACGATTCTCTTTACCGTGTTGCTGTTCATGACCATGTCACAAACCCATACGGCCTCTTCCTGCTCGTCTGCAGTTGCGTGCACTGTGATGCCTGTCGAAAGTGTGCCTGTAACGTTGTCATCGCCATAGATGGCTTTGAGCACGTCCACGTTCAGAGCCTCGATGAGAGTGCACTGGAATGTGTCAGGCTTCTCTTCCTGCAGTGTCATGACGGTGTCACCGCCCCATGCCTTGACTTCATTGGTCGATGGCGAATTGGAGTTAGTCATTCCATCTTCACTGCAGTATCCGAGTGACTTATAGGCTTCTGCAAGTGCAGTTACAGCATCAGTCGGAAGAGCCGTTCCGGATGCCGCTCTCCACAGAGCGCCTCCCGTTGCAGGCTTGCCGGCAGTTACGTTTCCTACTGTCTGTGCCATTTATTGCCTCCTAATAGTGAGTAATGTTATACACGGCTTGCCAGCGGTACTGCTTCGTTGCCGTGTTGGTGAAGTTGTAATCTGTTTCGAGCTCTACCCTCGTTATCTGGTTGAGCTCTCTGAAACCCTCCATCACGCGCGTCACTTCGTCATTCAGTTCCATCGCCTCGTAGAGCGAAGCGCCGTATGACTGAATAGCGAATGAAGAGGTGATGATGTGGTTGTTTCGGCTGCTCCCTGTCTTGTCCACTATCACATAGTTAGTGGTCTGCTCAGGAGCCTCCATTCCGACGAATACCTCAAGGTTGTTGCTGAGGTAGTCGATCAAGAGAGTCTCGATCATATGCCACCTCCTCGAGCTTTCAGCAAAGTGTTGTTTTCATAGTTGTCACGGCGAGCCTCGACAGTTGCCGCATGAACTGACGCGTTTACACGATTCGTTCCCACGTATGTCGTGAGTTCGTATCCTTCTCCGCATCTGCTCTGTATCCTCGAAGCGTATTCAGACACAACGGCCATCGCCTCAGGAGACCTCAGCAGCTCCCTCACGCCCGCTCTGTTCAGCTTGAATCTAACCTTGCTCATATCTCTCTACCTGTATCTTCTTGTTCCAGCTGAGCGGGATCATGTCCTCGATGCCTTCGGTCGGGATCCCGATGATCCGCCAATCAGCTCCGAAGAACCTCACCTTCTTGCCCGCTGTCCAATCGTGTGTATCACCTTTCGGTATTCCGAGTTGATATACAGCCTTGCGACCTGTCAGAGTGTACGTCTCGAGCTGTTCGGTCGAGTTGACCGGAGCAATGAGCACGTTGCCCACCTCGACAGGTGCCTCTGTGTATATCGGTTTGTTCAGTGGGTCCTTGCCCGTCTGAGTCAAGTCGTAAAGGACGATAGTCACTCCTCTGATTCTGGCCATAAACTGATCACCCCCATGCGCTGTCTTTTGAGTCCGAGCCTCGCCAGTTCGCTCTTCTTAATGAAAAGGCCTCCGCCCGGTACCAGATAAGTACCGGAGACGGAGTAACCTAATGCGGATTCAGAGAACTGTGTTGCGGGCTCGCTGTCGGTGGATGTCATCAATGCCCTTGCCACTACATCAACAGTGACCGACTTCGCTATGGTCGCGAGAAGCGGCTCGTCCTCGATCATGTAGTCGAGGTCCTTGCCCACCTTCTTCGCTTCCATCCTGAGCGAGTCGCTGACTATTGGAAGCAGAGCCTCAGCCCGAGTTGCCTCATCCTGGGTCAGAGGACGCCACAGAGCCGCTAGATCGGCTACTGTTGCGTATGCGTCCATGCTGTCACCTCATTAAGCGTTGTGATAGATAACGGTTGTAGCCTGTGTGATCTTGTAGCCGAATGCCTTGCGGCCCTGTACTGCGGAGCATCCGATGTGTGCGCCGTCAGCGAGATCATAAACGCCTACTGGAACGTTCCAAGCGTCTACGAAGTGGCAGAAGTCGCTGTTGCCGATAACGTAGTCAACAGTCTTCTGTGAAGAACCGGAACCTGTTGTCAGTCCGT